GAGTGTATGTTTCTCCTATTGGGTGGAACTGGCGTTGGTTTTTCTGTTCAGTCACACCATGTTGAAAAGCTTCCTGAAATCCGCAAACCAAACCCAAAGCGTACACGTCGTTTCTTAGTGTCTGATTCTATTGAGGGTTGGGCTGATGCTGTAAAGGCTCTTGTTCACTCCTATTTCAAGGGCACATCAAAGCTTCGTTTTGATTTCAGCGACATTCGCCCAAAGGGTGCTCGTCTTGTAACCTCTGGTGGTAAGGCACCAGGACCCCAGCCACTACGTGAGTGTTTGGTGAAGGTTGAAGGTGTTTTACGAGAAAAGGCTGATGGCGATAAACTTGAGCCAATCGAGGTCCATGATATGATTTGCCATATTGCTGATGCTGTTTTGGCTGGTGGTATTCGTCGTGCAGCACTTATTTCACTCTTTTCCGCAGATGATGATGAAATGATTGCAGCAAAGTCAGGCAACTGGTGGGAGGCAAATCCACAGCGAGGTCGAGCTAACAACTCCGCAGTAATTCTACGACACAAGGTTGATAAAGAATATTTTATGTCACTTTGGGATCGTATTAAGAAGTCAGGTTCAGGTGAGCCAGGAATTTATCTATCAAACGATAAGGATTGGGGAACCAACCCTTGCTGTGAGATCGCCCTTCGTCCTTACCAGTTTTGTAACTTAACAGAGGTAAATGCTTCAGATTTAGAGGATCAGGAAGAGTACGAAGCCCGTGTCAAGGCAGCAGCCTTTCTAGGCACCCTACAAGCCGGTTACACGGACTTTCACTACCTACGCGATGTATGGCGTAGAAACACCGAGAAAGACGCTCTCATCGGCGTCTCGATGACAGGAATCGGGTCTGGCGCTGTTCTCAACTTGGATATGGAAGCAGGTGCTAAAGCAGTCAAGGGAGAGAATAGTAGAGTTGCAAACCTAATTGGTATTCGTGAGGCAGCAAGAACTACTTGTGTAAAACCAGCAGGCACAACCTCACTAACATTAGGCACTTCTTCAGGCATCCATGCTTGGCATAATGATTACTACATTCGTCGTATTCGTGTCGGTAAGAATGAAGCAATTTACAACTACTTATCACTGGCACATGAGGAGCTAATCGAAGATGAATATTTTAGACCCCACGACACTGCTGTTATCTCTATTCCACAGAAAGCTCCAGAAGGAGCAATTTACCGAACAGAATCAGCCATGTCCATGCTCAAGCGAGTGGCAAAAGTCTCAAACGAGTGGGTTAGGAAAGGTCATAGAAAAGGTCAAAACACTCACAACGTTTCCGCAACTGTAAGCATTCGTGAATCCGAATGGGCAGATGTTGGAGAGTGGATGTGGGAAAACCGCGATGTTTACAATGGTCTTTCAGTTCTACCTTACGATGGTGGCAATTACGATCAGGCACCATTTGAGGATTGTTCTAAAGAAACTTATGAGGTTATGCTTCAGTCCTTGACTAAAGTGGATCTAAATAATGTTTACGAGGCAGAGGACAACACTGATTTATCAGGTGAACTTGCTTGTTCTGGCGGTGCTTGTGAAGTAGTGTAATCGCTTTACAGCATCTAAGTAGATGGGAGGCATGGGGCTTTTTATCCTGTGCCTTTCTATTTATTTTATCAGCTACAGGTAAAAATAAATGGGATCATCAGGATTTTCTTATAAACCACGAAAAAACATAACTATTGGCGAACCCGGTTCAGCACAGCAAACTTCTTTTGGTGAGTTAAGAGTTGAAACTTTAACTCCATCTGCTCAAGCAGATTTTGTTTACACAATCAACGAGAAGGTTGTTACACCAATCAATTATGCTGGCGGCGGTGTTTATCAAGAAGACGGTTATGCTGTTGTCACAAGTTCAACAAACGCAAATGGCTCTGGTGGTGTTCAACTTCGCAGAGGTCTAAAATACTCAGCCGGTCAAGGTTCTTTGTTTAGAGGAACCGCTCTTTTCGACACGCCAGTAGACGGCAACATTCAGCTTATTGGTGTTGGCAATGGTGAGTGTGGTTACTTTTTTGGCTACCTCAACGAAAACTTTGCCATTTTACACCAAGACACTTCCAAGAGAGAAATTAGAAAATTAACTATTACGACAGGAGCAGGTACAGAAGATGTTACTGTAACCCTTGATGGTGACTCTATTGTTGTTCCTGTAACTGGTGGAGGCGACACAACTCAAACTGCTTACCAACTTTCCCTTGCCGACTACACAAGTGTAGGCGATGGTTGGTTAGTTGATGTTATTGGCTCTGATGTGTTTTTCCTTTCTGCTCGTGCTGGTCCTTACGGCGGTTCTTATTCTGCTGTTGGTGCCGGTGTTGGTTCTTTGGGATCATTTTCACAGGTTTCCGAAGGTGTTGCTCCTTCGTCAGATGTTTATCTTCAATCTGCTTGGAACTACGATAAGATGGACGGAACAGGTCCAAGCGGCATGACCCTCAACCCACAAAAAGGGAATGTCTTCCAGATTGGTTTTCAATACTTAGGTCAAGGTGCGGCATTCTTTTCTATCGAAGATGAAAAGACGGGTGCCATTGTTCCAGTTCACCAAATTAGAAATGCGAATAATAGAACCACACCAGTTCTTAGAAACCCAAATATTACTGGTTTAGTTGCCTCTACAAACACAACTGCTACAACAAGTGTTGAAGTTCGTTGTGCCTCTTTGGCAACCTTCACAGAAGGCGAGTTTAACAGGCTAGACCCAAAGTTCGCCCACTCAAGGACATTCGATTCGGCAAACACTGCTGGGGTCTTCAAGGGTCTTATTGCTCTAAAAGTAAATCGTGTTTTTCACAATCAAGCTTGCTTTGGAGAATTAGACCTTTTGAGAATTGGTGCTACCAACGCCGCAGGTGCAACAAACCCAAAGCCATTCCAAATCGGAATTTTTACTGATGTTGAAATAACTGGTGATGTAAACTTTGTTGAAGTAAATGGTGGCTCAAGTATAGTTTCCTATGCTGATTTAGGAACTGCTGGTGGTAACGGTTTAGCAATAAGTCCTAACACTGAACCAAAATTTGTTTTTGGTGTAAACGGCGGTGGTTCTACTTCAATCGACTTGAGTGACTTAGATCTTGTTTCTCCTGCGGGTGAAATTATTGTTATTGGTTTCAGTGCGGCTGCCGCTGTTTCCGACAACACCTTGAGTGTAAACTGGTTCGAGCAGCAATAGAAAACTACTTACTGTACGAGGAACAGAATATGTCTGAAAATAGAATAAACAACGCAGTTGAGTTTGCTGAACTCAAAGGTTCGCTCAAGAGAATTGAAGATGTTATTATGACGATAAAAGAAAAAAATGAGGAAATGGCAGGTGATATCACCAAGATCAAAGAGGCAATCTACAACCCAGATCAAGGCATTTACTCACGTCTAAAAGAACTTGAAGCATGGAAAGCAAACATGAGTAAAGTTCTTTGGATTGGCGCAACTGGAGTTATTGGTTCCATCGGCGTTGCAATCTGGGAAGTTTTAAAAAACACATAGGATAAAAAATGTTACTAAAAAAAGGTTCATCCGGTCATCAAGTAGTTGAACTACAAGAGGGGCTTGAAGCATTAGGTTACGAATTAGGTGCCTGCGATGGTGCTTTTGGTCCAGCAACAGAAAGAGAAGTTAAAAAGTTCCAAGCAGAAAACGGACTAAAAGCAGATGGTTTAGCAGGCAACGGAACAATTGGTAAACTAAATGAGTTGCTAAATGCCAGAGGGATTGAGATCCAAGTTGGCGAAGATAGTCAGACAGAAGAAGATTTACCACCAGATGAAAAGCTAAGTTGGGTAAAGTGCCCAGCAGATAAGTTCCCTGGCAGGGCAGGTTACACCCGTGTAACACTCCGCTCAGATGCCGCAGAGGCATACAATGCCCTTTACCAAGAGGTTCAGGACTTAGGCGGGTACTTGACTTCAGCAGGCGGTAGAAGAGGCTTAGCATCCAAAGCAGGAGCCGCACGATCTAAGAAATCAATGCATTATGTAGGCTTGGCTTTCGACATGGCTCTACCAACAGGCATGTATAAACCAGAGAAAGATCCTTATGTTATTGAAGACATTGGTGATCGTCGCTGGAGAGTTTGGATGAGATGCGACGAAGGTGATGAGATAACTATCGAAGGAACTTATGTAACTCGTTCAGGTGGTAAGACAAAGTTAAACAAGAAAGAAGTCACAGGAACATTTGTAGATTTCACAGCCCTCGCTCTAAAGCATGGTTTTCATTCCATTCGTGCCCGCAGTTCATTCTTTAGAGGCGGTTCCTATGGTGGAGCAGAATGGTGGCACTTCCAGTATGAAAGAGGACTTACAAGAGGCGAATCTACTTTTGGTGAAGAACTACTAAAAGTTTACCCACTCGCCAAATGTAAGCGATTTGTTTACTGGAACCAGTCAAAAGATTGCATTTTCGGAAAGAACTGGTTTTAGTTCTTGACATAGACCCCAAGATCGCCTATAATTGATCAAGCGAGGTCGAGATGAAAAGATTCCAATTTGTAATTCATAATCCAAAAACAGAAGAAGTAAAGATGCGAAACATCGAAAGGCGAAATTTTGATGAAGCCGTAGTAGATGCCCGTATTTATGCCCGTGGTGAATGGGAAAATACAGGAGAACAATGGTTTTTAGTTGCTGTTTATGATATGGATTATCAATTTGACCTCTCAAGACCGACAAGGGGGTGATTTTCCACAGGTCGAGGTCAACCCGCAGGGCGGCACGGGGTAAAAGGTGTCGCACTCTCACTAGTTATGGTATAAAATGGATACTTTGGTATTATCGTCTGCTTATCAACCGATGCACCATGTAAAGTGGCAAGAAGCTATTTCTATGTGGTTTGCGGGTAGGGTTGAGATTGTTTCAGTTTACGAAGATAGATTTATCAAAACTGTTGACGACATTTTAAATGTTCCTTCAATCGTTCGTTTTGTAGGCAATGTTCTAAAAAGATTTCAGTTCAATAGAGTTGTAAAGTTTAGCAGAGACAATGTTTTCCTAAGAGATAAAGGTCAGTGTCAGTATTGCTCAAAGCAATTGACCAAACAAAACTTTACTTTAGATCATATCATTCCTGTCTCACAAGGCGGTAAGAAGGTATGGAAGAACATTGTGACTTGCTGTAAGTCTTGCAATCAAAAGAAAGGCAACAAGTCAGTGAAGCAAGCAGGAATGAGACTGCAAAACAAACCAATCATTCCAAAAGAGCTAATCGTTGGAAGGGAAAACATTTTTAGTACAAGCACTCCTGAAGAGTGGAAAGATTATCTATGAAACAAGAATTCGTTATTTACACAGGTTCAATGTTCGGTGGCAAGACATCACGAATGCTTGCCAGATTAGAAAGGGCAAAATACAAGAAAAAAGTAATTAAGTTGTTCAAACCAAACATGGATACAAGATACTCAACTGAATCTGTTATGTCTCATAATGGAGTTCGTTGGAGATCTACAAACATCGTAAATGGTCAAGACATCTTAGAGAATCTTGGAAGAGCAGATGTTGTTGCTGTAGATGAAGCATTTATGATCCCAGGTGTGGCAGATGCTCTTGTAGATCTTTATAAGGGGGGTAAAACAATCTATGTTTCATCACTGCAAATGTCATCTGCGGGAGATCCTTTTGAAGAGGTCATAAAGATGATGCCTTATGCTACAAGGATTGAAGTTTGCCCAGCGGTTTGTTTTTGTGGAGAAGATGCTTATTACACCATTCGATTGAATAACGAAGAAAGAGAAGTTATGGTTGGCGGTAAAGATGACTATGAACCGCGATGCAAAGAACACACTCATTATATGAACGAGTTAGAAGAACTTGACAACGAGTAGAGAATGCCTTATAATGGTGTTCAAGTTTGGAAGAGCGGTAAAGTTGGAGAGTTGCCCTGGTCTGTAAAACCAGTGCCGAAAGGCTGAGTGAGTTCGAATCTCACCTCTTCCACCCTGGAGAAAACAAATGAGATATTATAAAATAATAGATTTTAAAGTAGGGGATTTTCTTTACAAATTTAAAGAAGATCAGTGGTTAAGGTACGGCAAGGTCGTTCTAGAACAAGACGATACTTTTGGGGTAGTCTCTGGTAAGTTTAAAGGTATAATGATTGTTCGTAAAGATATTCTTTATTCAGAAGGGTTTATCGCAAGCAACTATGAGCTTGACAAACAGCAAGAAGATTGATATAATAGTTTTCAAGATGCGAGCGTGGTGGAATTGGTAGACACAACGGACTTAAAATCCGTCGCCTCGTTTGGCATGGGGGTTCAAGTCCCCCCGCTCGTACCAAGGGTATGTTATGAAAAATAAAAAAGCATTAAAAGAATTTAGAGAAGAATTTTTATTAGATGAAGATTATGAATATAGTATTCAACAAGATGACGGCGGGAAAACATTAGACATTATAGTTCCAGAAGGACATGCCCAGTTCCTAAGACAAAAGATTCCACGAAGGTGGAGAGGTATTAGGACGATGATTATTTCCCGTAAAAGAAAATTTAAAATGGATGAAGATGAAATCTAATTTATGAAGATAGGTGATTTAGTTATAACAAAAACACACAGACATGTCGGCTGTATAATCGACATAAAAAAACAAAGGTGGGCAGGCATTTGTGCCAAGGTCTTATTCTTCAAATCAGGTAAACAGGGTTGGAGAAAAATGGGCAACTTAGAACCACTTGACAAAATCCATAAGGAGGGTTATAATGGATTCACTTCACAAGAAAAGAATGAAAGAGATCAATAAAGAATATGAGAAGCTTGTTCGTAATGAGCTTATCTATGTGGCGGTCTCAAGCGCATGTATAGGATATGTGGCAGGAACTTTAGCAAGAAACTTCTTCATATACATGGGCTGGATGTAAAAATCCAAGCGCCCTTAGCTCAGTTGGATAGAGCATCGGTCTTCTAAACCGAGGGTCACAGGTTCGAATCCTGTAGGGCGTGCCAAAGCGGGTGTAGCATAACTGGTAAATGCACTGTTCTTATAAAGCAGAGATAGTGAGTTCAAGCCTCACCACCCGTACCAAATCGCCGGAATAGCTCAGTTGGTAGAGCAGTTGATTTGTAATCATCAGGTCACGGGTTCGATTCCTGTTTCCGGCACTGGACGAAAAATGAAAGAAATAACAATAAAATTCGATGAAAAGTTTTATAAGCGGCTTAATGAAGCTCGCAAGTTGGAAGCACCAGACATTAGAAACGCTAAGTTCTGTAAAGAGTTGGTAGAAGCAATGGTCGGTGCTATTGAAGACGATCACAAAAACAAAGGAGATAAAAGTGCAAATCGTAAAGAACGAACTAACAAACAAACTAAACAAGCTAAACCTCGCAAACGACGCCGAAGTAACACTTCGTTATGAGAATGGTCGTCAGGTATTTCACTACACAGGCGATTATTTAGACGAGGTTCTTCAGGATACTAATGTTATTAGTGAGGTTGCACACCTTGTATCATACGATGGTATTCGCAAGTACAACTCTGTAATCAACGATCTCCGAATCAACGGAGCACTTGATGACTACGAGCGAGGTTCATTTACCTTTGAGGACCATGTTTACGAGGCAGTAAAGAATGATTGGTATGATTACATTGAGGAATCAGTCGAGCAATGGGATCACAAGCGAGGAATGTGCAATCTTTCCGCAGAGGTAAAGGTTCCGCTAAATCTATTGGCTGAAGCAGAAGAGTTTGGATTTACTCTTGATAATGCTTGGAAGGTCTTTGTTCGCACTGATGCTGGTGTGTTGGAGGTAGAGCGATAATGTTTGTAGATGATAAACAATTTGAGAAAGAAGCAGGCAAGGTCTTTTGGGCGTTTGTAGCAATATTCGCAGCAGTTTCAGGACTATTCCTTTATTTGGGAAGTTTAGGATGACTCTAAAAGAATTGTTTTATAGTGTTTTGGGAATTACATTTATTGGATATTGTTTATTTCGAATGATTCCAGGTATTTATAATTTGTTTATGGGGTAAAAGTGTTATTAAAAATGAAAATTCCTCTTTATGAGGACAGTAAAGGTTTCGTAGAGTTGGTTGATGCTGTTGGTTCAGACCTTTCAGTTGTAAACTCTGCTCGTGTTTCCTTTGGCAAGCACAAAACAGAACTTGACGAGAAAGATAAAAAACTTATCAAGTATCTTATTAAGCATAAGCACACTTCAACTCTGGAGCATTGCTTTGTGACCTTCCGTGTGAAAGTACCGCTGTTTGTTCGCTCACAGCACCATCGTCATCGCACATGGTCTTACAACGAGATTAGCAGACGATACACGGACTTCGACATTCAGTTCTATGAACCATCAACTTTTAGAACTCAGCATAAATCAAACCGTCAAGCAAGCAATGCAAGTGATTTAATTGATCCCGTTTTGCCGCAGTGGGAAACATCAGCAGCAGTAGCAATGAGACATCATCACAAAGCATCTCTTCAATTGTTTGAGGAGCTTATCGAAGCTGGTGTTTGTCGCGAACAAGCCCGTGGTGTTCTACCACAGAACATGTACACAGAATACTACGCTTCAGCAAATCTAAATAATATCTTGAAGTTCATTGACCTTCGCACACATGAAGGTGCTCAATGGGAAATCCAAGAAATGGCAAAGGGAATGTTAGAGATTATTACAAAACTTTACCCAGAAACAGTAGGAGCATACCGTGAAATCAGGGGAGCATAAATGGTCATTACTGGAAAAGTTATCTGTCTTGCTATCATGGCTAACACAGCACTCTTTAGTCATTCTGGTGCAACTCGTGCTTGTCGTTATAGCGATATTGTTGTAGAGGCAAGTAATAAATACAAATTAGACCCCTATTTACTAACGGCTTTAATCAAAGTCGAATCTAATTGGAAACCTCACGTTGTTTCACCAGCCGGTGCTTGCGGATTAACCCAGGTCGTTCATAAATACAGCAAATATAATTGTAAGCAATTAAAAAATCCAAAGATCTCAATTTGGGAGGGAGCTAAAAAATTAAATTACTGGATTTATAAATACGGCAAGGGCAATGTAAAGATCGGATTATGTGGGTATAACGCAGGTTTTCGATGCAAAGGAAAGTCAGCCAACAAAAAAGGGTTGACATACGCAAAAAAAGTTGTTAGAATAAGCAACAGGTTGAAAAGGAGAAAATAATATGCGAAACCTAATTCTAATCACAGCATCACTATCAATGTTACTATTTGGTTGTGGATGCGATGAAAAGAAGGAAAAGAAGGAAGCAGATGTAGAGGTAGTTACAGATGCGGGAACTTCAAGTGATACTGAGGTATCACCAGATGCTGGACCACCAGCAGATGCTACAAGCACACCAGATGCAGCAACACCAGTTGATGCTGTAGTGCTTCCCGGTGATGTAACACCACAAGGTTAATCACCTTTCCGTGATAGCTCAGCCGGTAGAGCGTTTGATTGTTAATCAAGTGGTCGCAGGTTCGAATCCTGCTCACGGAGCCAAGTAGGAGAAACTAAAATGGAAAGAACCGCAATAGGAAACTTATTTTTAGAAGCAGCAAAGCGTCGTCTTGAGGCACAAATCAAAGACGCAGAAGCTAAAGTAAATCTCTATCTAACTCAATCAGTTGGAGTTGGAGAGCATCCAGAGATTACAGAAGAGCTTATTAAGGCAGCAGAGCAAGGTGCTCATGCTCAAGATGTTCTGGATTTTATCAATAAGCGATGGCACTAATAAAAGCTCCCGTAGTTTAACGGTCAGAATACCGGATTTTCACTTCGGTGGCAGGGGTTCGATTCCCCTCGGGAGTACCAAAAGGAGGCGCAATGATAATGGAATTGCACAGAACAAATGATAAAGTTGATCCGTTTGAGATGCCAACACAGGGATATGAAATGAATTCAGACAGAAATCAACTAAAAAGTTATTCAGAATTGGTCAATCACCCCAATCATTATAATCAAGGAAAGATTGAGGTGATTGATGCGATTCAGGATTGGGGACTTGACTTTATCGAAGGTAACGTGGTAAAGTATGTAGCAAGGTCAAGACACAAGTCATCTCGTGTCGGTGATCTAAAGAAAGCCAGATGGTATCTGGATTATCTTATTAGACAATTAGAAGGAGAATAAAATGTCAGTTAAGGTTTCACTTGAACAAGTAGTTCAACAACTTACAGAGGCACTTGCCGACGCAGAGAAGACCGATAGTGGTAATAAGGCAGCAGGTACTCGTGTACGCAAGGCAGCACAATCAGCAACAAATGCCTTGAAGGATTTGCGAAAGCAGGTTCTTGAAGTTCGCAACGCCGACTAATGTACAAAGGCAAAGCGGAATACGAAAGAATGCGGGACTCTATCTTATGGGTAGAGTCCCAATTTATTAAAATAAAAAAGAGGATAAAAGATGCTATTAAAAGTCGCAAGAACACACAACCTAGCGAAACTACCAAGCAGGGCAAATCCATCTGACGCAGGCGCAGATGTTTTTTATTGCCCAACAAAAAACGTATTTACTGAATTGCAGCCGGGTGAATCCGCTGTACTTCCAACAGGATTGAAGGTTGAGGTCCCACATGGATATATGTTAGAGGTCAAAAACCGTTCAGGTATGGCAGCAAAGAATAGTTTGGTTGTCGGCGCTTGTGTTGTTGATTCAGGTTATTCAGGTGAGATTTTTGTAAACCTCCACAACATTGGAAATACAACGAAGACCATCGACATGGGTGATAAGATTGCACAACTGGTTTTAATTCCAGTTGTTCAGTGGCGTAGTTTTCCGGTAGAGGAAGAAATGCTTTACGTTGACCCACTTACGATTTCAGATCGTGGAGACGGAGCATTGGGCAGCACAGGAAAGTAACATGGGAAAGATAAAGCAGATAATTGAAAAAATAAAAACAGACGAGAACCTCACAACACAAGAGGTCTTGACAAAGTACCCAGACCTTGCTATACTATTAGAGCAAGAAGAACAACAGGAGAAACTAAATGAATCAAAAGACGGACGAGTTCTTCTCAAAAGTTGAGAACAAGTATGAAGTCAAAATTGGTCGTGTAAAACGGTGCCCTATCTGTAAGGCAGAAGGAACACCAGTACAAGGCAACGGAATGGTTATGGAACATCGAGTAGAGGGTGCTAAGGGCATCGTTTTTCATCGCTGGTCTTATGGCACAGGTCGCCTTGTTCAATACGAATCAAGTGATACAAATGTTTTGTAATGAATAAAAAAATTACCGTTTTTGTTGATGACACAGAGCAATCGCGTCAGGTTTTAGGTTTTATTGTAAAGAATGGAATCGCTCACAACTTGGTAACAGACCAAGAGATTGTGAATAAAATGAAAGAGGCATTAGACTTTGAACCACCGATTATTCTGTGTCACGATGAAGACACTAACGAATATTCTATTTTAGAAAATAAAAAAGAATTAATGGAGATTAAAAATGGAAACTGATAATAGGCAGCAAAAGATGGCAGAGTACATTCAATCCCTCGCCGCTATTGAGGATTGTATGCGCCCTTACCGTGAGTCCCGCAAGGAGCTTCGCAAGAACTTTATTGAGAACGCATGGTTGGATA